TTAGTAGGACAGATAGGTCACGGGCAACAGTTGACAATGGATCACCATTGCGAAGAGCTGAAAGACTTTAATTGGACTATTCAAGGCTTGGCAATGGATTATGTTAAACAGTTCTGTGCTCAGTCTGGTAATCCACTAACAGGTAAAAGAGAAGTATTAACTGACGAGTTGTGGTCAGTACACAGTTACGAGCGTGACTATAACCCGATCCACGATCATGGGACTAAGACCCTTATGGGGGTCTCTTGTACGACATGGACAAAAGTACCACAACAGATATTAGATTTACCCACAGCAGGTAGTGCTGAATACAGCTTATATAACTCTTCTGGTAATGCAGATGGGTGTCTGGCATTTAGCTATGGGCGTAATAGTTTGATGGATATAGAGCGGTTAGCTCCCCCACAAAGTTTTGTAATTAAACCAGAGGTTGGAAAGTTTTTGATGTTTCCTAGCTGGTTAACCCACATGGTCTATCCTTTTGAGGGTGAAGGAGAACGGCGTACAGTCGCTGCAAATTTAAATGTATGGAAGGTAGAGGAAGATGGAACAAGACACTAAAGCAGAAGTTGTAGAGGAAAAAGAAGTCGCTCAACTTCCTCCTAATCCTGAGATGTTGACTGCTCGTATGGATGAACTTAGAGAAGAGATTGGGCAGATTACCAATGTAATTAATGCGAATCAAAAGCAGCTTGATACTTATGTAGCGGCTTTTAACTGGTACTCACAGCAATTAGAATCGGCAAGCGCGGAGCAGCAGTAATGGATTTGCTTGTTAATTTGGTGTCTGTAATAACAAGTATTGTTTGCGCAGCATCCATTATTTGCAGTTTGACTCCTACTCCGAAAGACGATGCGTTGATTGGAAAACTATATAAAATAATTGAAATAGCCGCTTTAAACATTGGAAAAGCAAAAGACCCTGGTGTTGACTTAAAACCTTTAGACGTTAAGTTTGTTAAAAGGTCAGATTAATGGCGTCAAAAAGATCACAAGTTAAAAATGTCGAAGCTGAACAAGCTTTGTCTGAGTTAAAAACTCATCAAATAGAATGCGCGTTACGCTACGAACGTATTGAAGAGCGTTTGGAAGAAGGATCTGAAAAGTTCAAAAAACTGGAAATGATGATTTGGGGAGTGTACCCGTTCATGGTGGCGACTATAGTAGCCGCAAAGTTTTTATGACAGATGCAAGGCGCAATATTAGCTTTTATGTTAATAACCGTCATAGAAGGAAATGTGGCGCAAGGTTCGGAGCAAATGTTATTTAGGGACATCCATAGATGTCAGCAATTTGCATACTGGATAGAGCACAATTGTAGAGATTCTCGTTGCAGAGGTGGTATCAAGCAACACAACATTACTGCATACTGTAAACCCGTGATGGCCGGGGCTAACCAAAAGTTTTGGGATTGACTATGAGCATATATAGCGGTTTATTTTATATCCACGAGGAAAAACGGTTTGTTCGATGGGACGAGTACATGGAGTTTTATCGACAGCAACGGTTGAAAGAAAATGCCTAAAAAGTTACAAGAAAACTCAGTTTGGGCTAAATATGACATTGATCAAGACGGCACGGTTAGTGACGAGGAACTAGAACGTGCTACTCAAATGATTGAACTAGATCTCCGAGAAGAAAAGCAAGACAGCCAGCGCAGAATAGCGTGGGTTGCAATGTCTTCAATGGTTTTGTATTCGTTACTGCCTTTGTTGCCTTTTGTACCAGAAGAACGTCTTTCAACCTTGTCTTCTCTAAGTGATATGCTGTTCCTTAGTCAAGCCAGCATAATAGGTCTTTATTTCGGCGCTACGGCCTATATGTCTCGAAAACCGTAAGGTTTTCTTATGATATTTGAATCTATTGTAGCCATAACGTCGGCTGTTTCGGCTATTAATGGTCTTTTTCAGCAAGTTGAAGAGGGTACTAAAAACGTTCAAACGTTGTTAGGTCAGCTTGGAGCGATCTCTTCTGGCATTGATAAGTACGAGATTGAAAGGCGCAATTCGTTAACCGCACCCCTTGATGGTGAATCGGCCATGAGACTTGCAGCCCAAAAAGCTAGATTGGATCGTTACCATGAAAATTTAAAATTACTCAGTAATATGAACTCGGAGGCGGCTCGCGTCATTGATGCGTATTTTGAAGAGCTAGAGGCCCAAAGACAAAGGCATAGGCAAAGCGTTAAAGAGGCAATTGAAAAACAAAAACGCCGCCGTCAAATGCTTAAAGACATTAGTCAATATGGAATTTTACTTGTTCTGGCACTTGCGGTTGCAGTCGTAACGGTTACTTTGGTTATTAAATTATTTGGTAAGGGGCTTTGATATGGACATAGGAGCAGCAACACCAGTAAATCAGATTGCATGGCGACAAGTAGCCGAGCAGAAGTATCAAAGATTAATGGATGATCTACAAGTAAAAGAACGTAGACAAAAAGTGGAGCAGTTAAACGCCACGCTGTATGTTGCAAAAAGTGGAAAAGTTCAAATGGAACGAGCTAGGCAAGAAAGTTCTATTAACTATTTGGTATAATTATGGCTAAACAAGCACAACAAAAAACTGTAAATAAAAAAAAATTGAAGAGTGGATTCGACAACAACAGTTAAAATCTCATAACCAAGAGTAAATTATGTGGCAGATTAGCGCAGGATTAGGGTTGGGATTACTCCTTTTAGCAGGGTCCTTTAAGATGTATTACGACAAGACTCAAGCTGAAATAGAGTCTTTTCATTTGCAACTGGAACGATCTATTCAAAATCAAAAGATGCTTGAAGGAACCATTGAGCAACAAAACGAAAACTTAAAAAACACTGTTGAAAATCATGAACTTATGATTTCTCAAGTCGAAAGATTGCAGAAAGAAAACATGATGGCTCAAAACGAGGTAACCGATATCAGAAAAAAGTTCTCTCGGCATTCCATGGATGTATTGTCCATCAGGAAGCCAAAGTTGATAGAGAATATTATCAATCGTGGTACGAAGTCAGTACTCAATGATCTCAAAGTTATTACCGATGAAACGCAGTTCGATGAAAATACTGATATTCCTAATTCTACTGCTGGTTAGCGGTTGCTCTATACTTGGCTCAAGTCGGGACATTCCTGAAGTGAAGCCTGTAGAAGTCGTAACGGTTGTACAAAAAGCCCCTACATACCACCCTCCGTTACCTAATCAAATAGACCCTGTGCCGGTAGAATGGACTGTTTTAAATCCTGACTTAATGCAAACCTATCTGGACGATCTAAAGGAAGGTAATGCGCCTACGAACGTTTGGTATGGTTTAACAACCAAAGGATATGAGAATCTTTCTACCAATATGGCAGAAGTAAAAAGGTATTTGCGACAGGTGCTTAGTATCTTAAAATATTACCGAGACTTAGACGAAGAGGTGTCTAATGAAGATCAGTAGCGACGGATTGGAACTTATCAAACATTTTGAAGGCTGTGAAACTACCGCCTATCAAGACAGTGTGGGTGTGTGGACCATTGGTTATGGGCATACCAAAGGTGTGGAAGAAGGTCAAAGTTGTTCTATCGAAGACGCTGAAACCATGCTTGCAGACGAAATGGACGAGTACGAGGGGTACATCAACAACATGGTCAAGGTTGATTTGGAGCAGCACGAGTTCGATGCGCTTGTTGCTTGGGTCTACAATCTTGGGCCAACTAACCTTGGCGAAAGCACCATGCTCAAAGTATTAAACGGCGGTCAGTTTGACCGTGTTCCTAGCGAAATGAAACGTTGGAATCGCGCTGGAGGACAGGTCCTTGAAGGGTTAGTTCGTAGACGAACAGCAGAGGCGTTGTTGTTTGAAAACCTTGACTGGAAGCAAGCGTAATGGCTTTACAAAAGTTTTTATTTAACCCTGGGATTAACAAGGAAGGCACTGATTACAGTGCAGAAGGCGGTTGGTTTGACAGCAATCTGGTTCGTTTTCGTAAAGGATTTCCTGAAAAAATAGGGGGCTGGACCAAGGTAATACAAACTTCTTATAACGGAACTGGCAGGAAACTATTAGGTTGGGTTGATCTGGCTGGCACAAAGCTTCTTGGCCTTGGCACACGAACCAAGCTCTACATACAGGAAGGCACCAATTTTAACGATATTACCCCGCTTCGAAGCACCACCAGTGCGGGTGACGTAACTTTTGCCGCGACCAACGGGTCAAGCACTTTAACGGTTACCGATACGGCTCATGGGGCGTCACAAGGCGACTTTGTTACTTTTTCAGGCGCAGCCTCTTTAGGCGGTAATGTCGTCGCAGCGGTTATAAACCAAGAGTATGAAATAGCCACCGTGCCTTCTACCAGCACTTATACCATCACAGCAAAAGACACAAGCGGTGATACAGTCACGGCGAATGCTAGTGATAGCGGTAATGGTGGCGGGTCGACTGTTGGCGCTTACCAGATCAATGTTGGCCTCGATGTATTCGTAGACGGCACAGGGTTTGGCGCAGGTACGTGGGGCGGCGGTACGTGGGGCTCTACCAGTTCATTAAGTAACCTGAACCAGTTGCGTTTGTGGTCACTGGATAGTTTTGGCGAAGACCTGTTGGCCTGTGTTCGTGCTGGTGGAGTATTTTACTACGACAGCAGTGCAAATACCTTGGGCACAGACCGTGCAGTGGCTTTGACTGCATTGACGGGTGCAAACTTTGCTCCTACTAAAGGCTTACAAGTTTTGGTATCAGACGTGGATCGACACGTTATCGTGTTGGGATCAGATCCTATTAGTGGCAGTTCCCGGTCCGGTTCAATCGACCCCTTATTAATTGCCTTTTCTGATCAAGAAAACCCGGCCGAATGGGAGCCACGATCTGATAATACTGCGGGTTCATTGCGGTGTTCTGCGGGTTCCGAAATTATTGGAGGAATTCGAGCACGTCAGGAAACGTTAATCTGGACAGATGTAGCTCTTTATAGTTTACAGTTTGTGGGGCCTCCGCTTACGTTTGGTTTGAACCTGATTAACGAAGGCGTCAGTTTAATCGGCCCCAACGCAATGGTTAACACGCCCGCCGGGGTGTTTTGGATGGACAAAAAAGGGTTTTACACTTACACCGGGGCAGTTAGTCCTGTGCCGTGCAGTGTTCACTCTTATGTTTTCGATGATGCGAACGAAGGTCAGGCTTATCAGTTTTTTGGGTTTTTGAATAAACAATTTAACGAGGTGGGTTGGTTTTATTGTTCTGCAGACTCTACGACTATTGACCGATACGTCACGTACAATTATGTAGAGCAATCCTGGGCCATTGGTCAGTTGGAAAGAACTGCGTGGCTAGACGAAGGCATTGTTGCTTTTCCACGGGCTGCGGGTAAAGACAGTTCTACCCCTTATCTGTACCAACACGAGACCGGGAACGATAACGACGGGTCCCCTATGAACAACGTATACATTGAGTCCGCCGACTTTGACATTGGCGACGGAGAACAATTCCAGTTTATCAGACGCATGATTCCCGATGTAAAGTTTACCGGCAGCAACAACAGCCAACAAATTAACGTAGTCCTCAAACAACGTAATTATCCGGGCGATTCGTTGAGCACGGACCAGACAACTAGTTTCACCGCTTCTACGACAAAAATAGATATGCGGGCTCGTGCTAGACAAGCTGCTTTGCGGTTTGAATCAGACGATGACGCTAACTCTTCTTTGAGAACAGGAGTTGGTTTTCGGGTGGGCGCTACCCGGTTAGATTTACAGCCTAACGGCCGCAGATGAGCAAGCTTTTACAGGGCCGATTACCCTTTGTTGTAGGGGAAAATGTGCCCCCAGAAACGTTCAATCGGACTGTACGTTTACTGGAAATAAGTTTAGACTCTTTTGATCCGGATTCTACTCCGCAGTTTACGGCTGCAGAACTTGATGAATTCAAGTTTCAGGCGGGAGATGTGATCTGGAATACGACTGTCGGGTCTTTGCAGGTTTACACTGGATCGGCTTGGGTCGAACTATCTTCTCCGTCTACGTCGGGGTTAAGCGCCACAGGTGGCATAGGAACTGTTCAGGTGATCACTGGCGGTTCAATAGTTGTGACATTATAGAGAGGGCGTATAACAAAAGATGGCAGAAGCAGCTTTAAAATACGACGAGTTCGAAGACTTTGATGACATAGAACCTGTCCAAATTCCTGCGGGCGGTATTGCAACTTTCCTAACAGCCCGAGAGGGTATGTTTGCTGACGACGACGATGATGAATTACCTTCTGGTGGTATTGCATCGGTTAAACAAGTAGCTGACAAACTTGCTGAATACGGACGCCATGAAGACGAATTCATGGTCCACGCTGCGGAAGGCGAGACGGTTATCCCGATGGAGGTCTTCCGCAAAAACCCCATACTGAAAGAAAACATATTCCGACAAATGCGCGACATGGGCCTTGAGCCAGAGCGTTATATTGTTGGTAATGAACTGAATTCAATTAACCCAGTTACAGGACAGCCTGAGTTTTTCATTAAAAAACTGTTTAAAAAACTGGGCAAATTTCTTAAAAAGGCTGTATCGGTTGTATTACCCATTGTAGGAGCTATTTTCTTAGGTCCTTTGGGCGCTTCTCTGGGAAGCGGTATTGCAACTTTGATACAAGGCGGCAACCTTAAAGACGCATTTAAAGCGGCGGCTTTAAGTGGGTTAACTGCAGGTGCCATGAACGCCATTGGTGGTGGTATATCCGCAGTCAAAGAGGGCGGAACGTTTTTGGCTGGCGCTAAAGAAGGTGCTTTAGGGTCTGGAGGATTTACTCGAACGTTTGCTGAAGCTACCGCAGCAGGTAAAGCTGCCGGGGCTACTGCGGCGGCGTCAAAAAGTTTGGCGGCTGCTGGAGGTCCTTCGATTGATGTTGGAGCAACCTTGGGAACAGGGAAGCCAGCGGCTCTTGCGGCTAACAAATTAGAGCTTTTATCTACCGAATTAACAAAAAGAGGCGTGGACGGCAACACAATACAACAGATAGTTAACGACGGGTTCAGTAAAGGTTTAACTGTCGATCAAATGTTAGTGGGGCAAGGAATTAAATACGACCCTGCAGTGTTTATTGCGGGGCAAGGAATGACGGGCACGGCAGCAGAACAGGTTGCTGCTAGAGAAGCCGTTTTACAGTCGGGTACGCCTAGACCGGGGGGTTCGGGTATTGCTTTGGAAAAAATTGACGGAATTGATGTAGCTGGAACACAGTTGCCCGGCGCACCTACTATTACAGAAGAAGGCGGTTTTATCGTAGAGACTTACCCCGACGGAAGAAAAGTTCGAACACTTAAAGGTTATGATCCTAAACCTATTGGAGAAGGTGTTGGAACTGCGGTAGAAGCTGCAACAAAACCTGCTACAGCGGCTCCTTTAGAAATTCAGGTAGAAAAGTTTTTAGAAACCGGAGAAGTAAAAACTCCGGGTGTTATGGACAGTCTTAGAAAACTAGGCCCCGGCGGGGATGATTTTGGTGAAGGACTAAGGGATCTTTTTATGCCGGGACGAGGACAAAGAGTCGCGGCAGAAAACATGTTAGTAGAACAGTTTGGCGAAGGCGTTCGCAATCTGCCCAAGTTTAGTCAGTACGTTGACAAACTGATGGGCGAAGGTCCGAACTTTTTAAGACGCTTTGGACCCGGAACTATTGCTGCAATGGGCATTGGTAATTTAGTAAGTCCTGCACAAAACCCAGAATCTGTTGACTTTTCTCAAGAGGGCATAAGTCAAGCTATGGCGCTGCTTGAAGCAAATCCGGAAAAATACCGTTCGTTCCAAAATCTAGCAATACGCGGCGGTGGTCAATTTTCTCCATTTGAAATTCAATCGACTTACAACCAACCGTTGGGCACTCAAACGTTTCAATCGCAACCCACGGGTAACGTAGCAAGCGACGTATTTGCTACTGTAGCAAACGGAGGCGGCATGAACGTTAACGATTTTCCTCCTCGGGTAGGCGCAATAGCAGGGCCCGGCACAGAAACCTCTGACGACATACCTGCCATGCTTTCTGATGGCGAGTTCGTAATGACTGCTGAAGCCGTTCGAGGCGCAGGAAATGGCAACAGAGAAAACGGAATGCGGAACATGTATCAAATGATGAATCAATTTGAGGCTATGGCCTAATGGCAACTGAAGAACAAATAACCCGGCAGTACGTCTACGAAGACCCGGCGATAGCGGCGTACAAGCTGGGGCTTTACACAGACGCACAAAACTACATGAAGCAGATGACGGATGCGGGAGTACTACCTCCCACGCAAGCCGTTGCGGGAATGACCGCAGACCAGTTAGCTGCGGGTAACATTATACGTTCTGGTATTGGCGGGTATGAGCCTTACCTACAAGGCGCGTTGCAATCTGCACAGGCAGGGCAAGCTGCGATTACAGGGGGTGCTTTACCCGCAATACAGGAAGCCATGCAGGGTCAACGCTCTGGGATAAGCACCTTGCGTGATGCACAGTCCTTGGCTGCTGCTACAAGAGGACAACCTTATCAAGCTCGTGACGCAGCAATGGCTGGGTTACAAGGGGCCGAACAACTCGGACGACGGGCCGCTTCGGATGCACAAGCTCGTTTAGGCTTGG